GTAAGAGAAGTAAGTTCCATCACGAACGCTGAAACGATCGTTACCGTTAAGCTGAAGAATGGTATCAGCGAAAGGAGATGATGCTGATATTTGGGTAGAGTTAGTATTACCAAAGTTAAAACCAGCCATATAATTGGAAGCAGTAAAGTTAGTAATAGAATTAATACCATTCAAAGAGCGAGGGTATGGCTCAGCAACTAAAGCGGGTGTTAGATCAACATTATCAGTATCGGTGTAATTGTACCAGCAAGCCTTGCGGGCATAATTGTTAGGCTTAGCGACCCAGATTAGTTCCTTACAGGGGTGATTGAAGTTGAGCTTAACACGGTTAGTAGAACCAGCGTTAAGAGTTTCAGTACCGGTGAATTGAAGTTGTTCAATCAAATACTCGTGAGATAGCTGAGCAAATCGTCGGCGTTCATCAGTATCAAGGAAGATGTAATCGACCCATAGAGACATTTCATTAATATCGGCGACAGTTCCTGAGGTGGTTCCGGGAACATATGCTTCAGTCACAGTAGTTATAGTGCTCTTTAAGTCGATAAGGCATTTTTCCTTAGTTTCGAACTCAATCTTAATCTTGACTTCATGATATTGAAGAGCGATTAAAGGAAGGGCGAGACCGACGTTGCGGCAGAACCAGAATTCAAGAGGTATATATAGGGTGGTATCGTTGAATGAAGTAATATCCTTATCAGCACCAACCATAGTATCATAACCATATCGCTTGCCACGAGGAAGGGAAAGTTCATTCCAGATGTATAGCCAGTCGGAGTAATGCTTATCTATTTGTTGTCCACCAATCTCGATAAGGACTGATTTAACAAGACGGAGACCTATGTAATTGACATATCGTGCTCCGGTACCAGCACCAGCGTTAGTAGCATCTATAGTAATTTTGGGTAAAGTAACTTGAAGATATACACGGTTAATTAAATCGCCATTACGAGATATTTGGCAATTAACAGTCTGTCCGTATCCTACAGTTCCGTTGAAGGTTTGTTGGATAGCCTCAATAGCAAAGTTAGTATGACGACGATATACAACCTTGAAGAAGGTAATTTGAGGATTACCAGTTAAATAAACATCCTGTGCTCCGTAAGCTACTAATTGAAGAAGACCACCACCCATTCACGCTATATTCTTTATACTATTAGAGGAGAAAAAAATATGAATTAAATGTATCTATATGTATTACTTATATTTATTATATAAAAATTAATATTAATTATTCTATTATAACGATGTTCAAAGAAAAATCATCAAAAAAAAAATATATTTCCGACAATAATGAGGTTTTTACTTTAGATGCCATGCACACCAACATTATAAAGAAGTTTGAGCTTACAAATAAAGACAAAGAGAACTACAAGATTTTATTGCTGGATTTAGAAGCTCAATCGAACCTTATTATGGAAAATATAGAGATTAATAAGAATGTTCATGATAGGGAATATGTAAATATTTTGTGGACAAGCAATATTAATATAAGAGAGAAAATTATTGAGCTTAAAAACAATATTAAAGAGTTGGATTCATATAATGAAGTGGAATATTATAAGAATACGAGTTATATATTATTTCAATATTATGATACTGTAGAGAAGCAGTCAAAAATAAGTAATACGCATACTTCTATATCGAATGGTATCTGTATTTCTTCGAGTGAATTGTTAAGCAGACAACCGAAGATTTACAAGAATGATTCTAAGAAGAAGAGGTCTTCTGTTTCAGCGACAACAATAAATGTTTTAGATGCTCTTAATAATTTGAATATGGAAAACAATTCAGTTAGCGATATAAATAAGCCTTTACATAAACTTAATAATAGCTTAAATAGCTTGAATAGCTCGAATAACTTGAACAGTCAGAATAATCCGAGTAATCCGAATATGTTTGACTATTCAAACAGCGTTAAAGAGAATGTAATTGATAAGAGTTCACTTGTTGATAAATACATGTCTATAATAAATAAAAAGTATGTCAGGAATGTTGAAGAGGAGGATATAGAGATATGTAAGAATTGTAAGAATCAAATGACGTGTTTACAGCATGACGCTATAATTATTTGTAATATTTGTGGGTATCAAGAATTGCTGTTGGTAGAGCAGAATAGACCTATATTAAAGCAGAATACAAAGGATACTTCACATTTTAGCTATAAGCGTATTAATCACTTTAGGGAATGGTGTAATCAGGTTCAGGGCAAAGAGAGTACAGATATACCAGATGAGATATTTGAGAAGATTTTAACAGAAATAAAGAAGGAGAAGATTGTGGATACTAAAACAATAACATATAATAAAATGAGGGATATACTCAAACGTCTTAGGATTAATAAATATTACGAGCATATTAATTATATTATAAATAGGATTAACGGGATACCTACACCACAATTTAGCCAAGAGCTGGAGGATAAATTATGTAATATGTTTAGAAATATACAAGCGCCATTCTTGAAACACTGTCCGAAAGACAGGAAAAACTTTCTGTCATATAGCTATGTTTTGTATAAGTTTTTTCAAATATTAGGACTGAATGAATATCTTAAATATTTCCCACTATTAAAAAGTAGAGAGAAGCTATACGTTCAAGACCAAATATGGAAAAAAATATGTTTAGAACTTAATTATGAAATAATACCTTCTTTGTGATATTACATATATTACATATATTACTTTATTACTTAAAATCCGTTAGGGAAACCAACCATCCTGAAGCCAGCACCAAGACCAACACCTTGTCTTGCCCCAGCAGAAACCGCAGGTGATAGCAGATCAAGAACAGAGAATGTACAAGCGGCTGTTAAGGCGAGCATCCAAATCTCACTCCAATCTAATTTATTATTAGGTAATATGAGGGCGACAAAAGCAACTATGAGACCTTCGAAAGCATATTTAAGAAGTCTTACAACTACATCCCAGAAATCAATAGAATATTCCATTATTTATTAAATATCTTATTTATACTATTATTATATAATAAAATATTTTAGACTTATTATCAATAAACATATATAAGATTTATAATATATAATATTATTAGAAAAGATATCATAAAATGTCAGCCGAAGAAAGCACCACAGTCTCGAGCGTTACAAGCGTCAAGGAAGTAGATTATTTGGATGAGGACAAACCAATCCGAGGGCAAAACTTTGTATTGCTATCATTCTTAAGCCCTGAGGATGTTCTTGTGAATAAGGAGGCTTATATGTTCAGTCAGTTTATTAGTAAGTTTAGCAGCGACATGACTAAGCTATTAGATGGTATTTCGACGAAGTATAGCGATTCAAAGGACTTTGTTGAATCTGTTAAGGAGAATAATGCCTTTATCTTTGATCCTAAAGATATGAGCGAACAATATGGATTTTATAAATCTATAAATAACCAAGAACTGGAGACCTCATATCATCGTGATAATAACTTTGTTACTTCTATTAGGGGAATTAAGGTAAGAGGTGTATTTGATACGATTGATGAAGCCAAAAATCGAAGTGAGTTTATTAAGAAGATTGATAACAAGTTTAATATTTATATTGCTCAAGTAGGTTGTTGGTGTCCATGGTCGCCTAATCCGGATTGCTTAGAAAATCAAGAATATGCCGAGACACAACTTAATACTCTAATGAAAGAGTACAAGAAGAATATGAATGACAAGGATATTATCTTTGAGAATAGAAAGGCATCCCTATTTTCTACTGCTGCTACGGATTCAACGACTGATAAACCTCCTTCTGATCTGGAAAATGATGTAGTTCCCGGTACTGAAGCGACAGCTGCGACAGCTGCGACAGCCGATGTGGATGTATCAGAAACAAATCCACCGATTGAATTGTCAGAACTTAAAACCAGTATTGAACAGGTTGATGCGTGGAGTTCACAAAAACTCGGACTTCAATAAATGAGCATTTATTATAGGTTAGGTTGTATATGAATTTAATATTTTTTTCTTATTTCTTTATATTAAGAAATGAAAGCAATAGCAATTTTTTTATTATTTATAGGGTCTATCATGATTATTCAAGGATACTATAATAATAAATCTGTATGTAAAAAAGATAAGGTAGTTGTTAAGTATATACCAAGAAGTATTTATGAGGAACAATTAAAACCCGCAGAAAGTCTTCAGACATTTTATAGGGGTATGTTTGAAGACATTTTATTACACTAATCTGTTTTTTTGTTTTTTGTTTATTTTTATCCTCGATATTAGTAAATGGATATATT